GAGGTGAATTAGTTATTGATTATTCAAAACAAGCAAAAGTAAAACGTGGTCAGCTTAAAGAATTAATTAAAGCATTGTCTTTACAGGAAAAAAAATTATTGTCAGAAATTATTGGAGTAAAAGTAAAATTATCTAATTTAGACGAGGTAGGTGTTGCAATACAAAAAGCAAGCACAAAAAAAGCAAACAGAGCAAGAATGAATGAAATAGCAACAGTTTTAGAAAAACCAGAAAGAAAACAATTTTTATTAGATTTATTAGGTAAACCACAAAAAAGATATCCACACATAAGTCTTGGCGGTGAAATAAGAAAAGGCGGTAATGCGTTAGCTAAATATTTAGATGGTCAAAAAGAAGCTCCGAGTGGTGCTCCAGAAAGAAGAAATATAAGAAAAGTTTTTAGCCAAGTGTTGGCAGAGTTGCAACAAACCGAAAAAGATCTTACAATGGCAGATCTACAAGCATTGCTTTGGTATCCAGAAAGACGCTTGTATGATGCTGCTAAACTTGATTCACAAGAAACAAACACAGGTTACGAAGACAACGAAGCACCTGACTACGCAAATGCTGCTGAAGCTTTAGCTAGGCAACAAGGCGTATTAGACGCTGACATACAAACCACATTACAGGAGGTAGACAATGAACTCAAACGTCAGGCCACTATCGGCACAAGAGGAAGTGAATCTGGAGAAGGAGGAACAGGAGGAGTACGAGAGATTGATACTTTCCAGCAACAAAGAAACATTGACGAAGCCACAGGACTCCCCATCAACCCAGACGGAACTGTTACTGTCTACCACCACACCAACAGAAGAGCAGCAGAATCAATTAAGGCCACAGGTCAACTCAGAAGTGCTGGAGAACCTGATGTCTACGTTACCACCAGAGCTATCGCTGATACTGGGTACGGTGATACAGCAGTTGCCATCAGAGTCGAACCTTCTAGACTTAGTCTCGATGATGAATTCCCAAATGGACGAAAAGATTTCCGACTCAATGTTGGAAAGCCTAGAGGATCTATTCAAGTAAAAACAGGAGAATTTTTAGAACAGCAAGCATTTGATGGGCCAAGAGGTCGTTTTGATCCAAGTACATTAACAACTTTATTAACACAAAAAGCAGATTTTTCTACTTTTGCTCATGAGACAGCCCATTATATGTTAACTGTCTTAGAAAATATAGTTTCTACAGATACTGCTCCACCAGAATTGATTGCTGATTTTGATACTCTATTGCAATTTTGGGGTGTTAAAGATTTAAAAACATGGCAAAGTTTTGATTTAAACCAAAAAAGAAAATATCACGAATCATTTGCATATAATTTTGAACTATATTTGTTTGAGAAAAAAGCACCAAGTAAAGGATTGCAAAAATTATTTAGGCAATTTGCAAGGTTTATAAAAGATGTTTATCAAGATGTAAGCACAAGATTAAATGATTTATATAGGCGAGAAACTGGTCAAGATTTACCAATGTTAACTAATGAAGTTAGAAGCGTTATGGATCGTATGTTAGCTACTGATGAGCAAATTATACAAGCAGAACAAATATACGATATGAAAGCTATGTTCCAAACACAAGAACAAAGCGGTATGAATGATGTGCAATGGGCAGAATACACGGCAGCGTTAAACGAAGCAGAAGAAGAAACACTAGAAATAATGTCGCAACAAAGTATGAGACAAGTGCGGTGGATTGGAAATAAAAGAAATTTACAAACAAAAGAATTTAATAAGCAAATAGAAAAATTATATAAAATAGAACAGGCAGAAGTAACTAAAGAAGTTTTACAAGATAAAAGATATAAAGCATTATTGTTTTTAAAACGTGGTGAAACTGTAAATGATCAAGGAGAAAAAATTAAAGTTGAAGGTAAATACAAAATATCAAAAAATAGTTTACAAAAACTTGTGCCATTTTATGACATGGCTACAGAAATAAAACAATTAGGAACAGGTAAATATGGAATGGTTGGCAAAGAAGGACTTGATGTAAAGGTTGTTGCAGATATGTTTGGTTTTCCAAATTCGTTAGCAATGATTGACGCATTATTAGAAGCAAAACCAATAAATGAAACTATCACTGAAATAACGCAACAACGTATGTTAGAAAAACATAGTGATTTAGTTGATCCAAGAAAATTAGAATTACAAATACAAGAAGCTATACATAACGAAGCTAGGGCTAGGTTTGTAGCTGTAGAGTTAAATACATTGTCTAAAGCAATGCGACCAATACCGTTCCAAGTTGAAGCAGCAAGACAAGTTGCTAAAGATGTATTAGCTGATAAACAATTATCTGAAATAAGACCATCAGAATATACTCGTGCTGAAGCAAGAGCTTTGAAAGAAACTGAAAAAGCTATGAAAAAAGGTGACACAAAAGCTGCAATAAAAGCAAAACGGTCACAATTAATTAATAACCAGTTAGCGAAAGAAGCAATTGAAATACATAAAGAATACAACAAAGCTATTAGAGAATATAAAAAATTTTTTAAATCAGACGAAAAATTAACTAGAAAAGGTAAAAGCCAAAGAAATATAGATTACATTAATGTAGGTCGTGTTATTTTATCTTCTTACAATCTTGGCCCAACAGTAGAAAACGCAGATGTATATATAGAAAACTTGAGATTATATGACGAACCATTATATACAGAACTAGAACCAATGATTTTAAATACAAGAGCAACAAAAAATCAACAGGGTCTAAAAGATTTAACATACGATGAATTTTTAAGTTTTAACGATTTAATGGAATCATTATGGTATCAATCACTTCGTGATCAACAAATAAAATTAGAAGGTGAATTAGTACAAATACAACCAATTATTGACACATTAAATAATAGACAAGATGTCATAATTAATAGAAGCAAAAAACTTAGAGACAGAAGAGATAATCCTATTGGTACAACACAAGCTGTACCTAAATCGTATTTATTTAATAAATTTTTTCTAGAATTTAAAGCAAAATTAAGACGTTTTGAACCTTGGGCTGATGAAATGGATGGTGCAAGTAATGTACAAAAAGGTACTGGGTCAGCAGTATTAGAATTAGAAGGCGGTAAATTAGGCGATTTTTATAACACATTATGGTTTCCAATGAAAACAGCATTAGATGAATATAGAAAAGCACAAACTGTATTTACAAAGGCTTATTCAGATTTAGTTGCTTCTGTTGATTTTGGCGATTCAGAAATAATTGCTAATGAATTTGAATTTGTTGAAGAAAAATCTAGTGCATACACATTTGGATCAGAAAGTAACGGAAGGGGTAAAGTTGAATTATTAGGAGCTATGTTGCATACAGGCAATGACAGCAATAAAAAGAAATTATTACTTGGCAGAAGATGGGGCAAGCTTAACGAGGATGGATCGTTAGATACAACACATTGGGATGCTTTTGTTAAACGTATGATAGATGAAGGTATATTAACTAAAAATGATTATGATTTTTTACAAGCAGTATGGGATTTAAATGAAAAAATGTTGCCACTTTTACAAAGAACACATAGAGATACTGAAGGATATTATTTTAAAGTAGTTAAAGCAACACCTATTCTTAATAGATTTGGTGAATTTAGAGGTGGTTATGTACCTGCAAAAGGTGATCCTAATATGACAGAGGTAGATATTAAAGAAGAAATAAATACTATGAAAATGGAATTTAGAAATTCATTACCAAAAGTAGAAAACGGAATGACTAAAGGTCGTGTTGAAAATTTCTATCAACCATTGTCTTTGCATTTAGGTTATATGACTAAACACATAGATGATTCATTGCGTTATGCCTATGTGCAACCAGTATTGCAAGACACTTTAAAAATAATAAACAATAAAGAATTTACAAAAAAATTAAAAATTATAGACCCTGTTGTAAAAGACGAAATGATAATGCCTTGGTTAAAAGCAGCAGCTACACAAAAAACATATGCTCCTTCTGGATTTAGCCCAAGTTTTGACCGTGTTTTACAAACGCAAAAACGAAGAGCAGGTTTAGGTATTATGTTTGGTAATTTACCTAACGCATTTCAACAACTTACTGGTTTGTTCCCTGCATTAGTAAAAGTAAAACCAAGAAATTTAAAAAACGGTTTAATTACATATATGAAAGATAGAGAAGGAACAATGCAAATGATTGCTGAAGCATCACCATTTATGGCTGATAGACAAAAAAATTTAATATTTGATATACAAGATAGATTAAATGAATTAATTATAAATCCAAATAAATTTCAAAAAATGCAAGATTGGGGAAAACGTCATGGATATTTTTTACAACAAACATTTCAAGGAATAGTAGATTCTATTGTTTGGATGGGAACTTATAACCAAGTACATGAAAATATGCCTTCTAATATGAGTGATGCGGATGTACTAAAAGAAGCAATAAAACAAGCAGATGCAAACGTGCGTATGACGCAAGATAGTTTATTGCCAGAAGACAGAGCAGCATTTCAAAACATGAATCCAATAGTACAATCAGTAACTCAATTTACTGGTTACTTTAATATGATTGCAAACTTAGGTTATACACAATATCGTAAACTTGCTAAAGAAGAATTAGGTTTTAATAATGTAGGCAAAAATTCTGAACAATTATTTTATTTGTATTTATATTCAGTAATTATGCCAGCAGTTATAGCAGGTATTATTATGCGTGGTCTAGGTGGCAGAATAGATGACGAAGATGATGACGGATATATATTAGATGATATAGCTATGGCAGCATTAGGAGACATTGCTAATTACACAGCAGGTTTAGTACCTATTGCAGGTCAATTAGTTTTAATCCCAATTAATCAATTTAATGATAAACCTTGGGATGACGATATAGTATCTAGCCCCGGTATTGAAGCATTGCAAGATTCTATTAAAAGCGTTGCAAAAATTCCAGTTACATTATTTCAAGATGGCCCAAGCGGAATAAAAGGCAAACAAATTAGAGATGTATCTACTATGATTAATCAATTTACAGGTATACCAACTACACCATTAGGTAGATCATTAGGTTATCTCAGAGATGTACAACGTGGTGATGTTACACCTAAAGGGCCAATAGATTTCTTAAGAGGATTAATTACAGGTAAAAAAGGTACAGGTAAATAAGGTGTGACCGTAATATATAAAATTACTAGTACCCTTAATAAATAGGCAGAAAAGTTTTATTTCATGGCAATAAATTCTACGACACGCCAAACTACTGCGTACACTACTGGTAATAATTTTGCTTTTGCTTTTAAAGTATTTACAACAGCAGATGTAAAGGTAATAAAAATACAGACAAGTAATGGCGCAGAAACAGTTTTAAATTTAAATAGTGATTATACAGTTACATTAAATGGTGATCAGGATAATAACCCCGGTGGTTCTGTTACCTTGTCATCGGGTAGTTTAGGTAGTGGTTCATTAGTTGGATTTAACATTGTTATTACTTCTAAAATAGAAGCAAAACAATTAACAGAATTAACAAACCAAGGTGGATTTTTTCCGTCAGTTATTAATAATGCATTAGATAAATCAGTAATTTTACATCAACAACAACAAAATGTAATTGATAAAACTATAAGGTTTAGACAAACAGATGGTATTACTGGATTAGAAATAACAGATGGTGCTTCTACTCGTGCGACTAAAACAATATCGTTTGACAGTAATGGCAATGTAACTTTAATTGGCCCTGTCGTAACTACAGGTGATACAGGTACAATCACGACTAATATGATTGGCGATGACCAAGTTACACCTGCAAAGATAGGAAATGCAGATTTAAAAAATTTATCTAGTTGTCAGACAGGTGGTTCTGCTGCACTATCTGATCTAACACAGGCTGAAGTACAGATATTACATGGAGCAACAGTAAGCACTACAGAGTTAAATAAAATAGACGGTTTAACAGCAGTTGCATCTGACTTAAATAAATTAAACGGAATGACCGCAACTACGGAAAACCTTAGTGCATTAACAGGTATTACAGCAGTAGAAACTTCTGTTACAACTAATAGCAATACAAAAATACCAACATCAAAAGCTGTTAATGATCTTGTACTGTCCGTTACAAATGCTTTAGGTGGTTTTGTTGCAATAGCAAATGCAACATCTTTTCCTACTTCACATCCTGATCCCAGTGAAAATGCTGGTACTGTAGTTTCTATAACTGATGCCAACGGAATAGTTGTAAACAGTAGCGGTGTTGCAACTATCCCTGCTGGTGCTGGACAAGACCAAAACGGCAATAATATTGACGTAACTATAAATGGATTTCCTACTGATCTACGCAGTAAAACTTTAGGTAGTGGTATTGGTTTACAGGTACAAACAACAACAACATTACATACTTACGATTACCATAAAGCATTAGTAAAAGAATCTGACCTTATAAATTTAAGTAATGATATTGATGATTTTAAAAATAGATACAGAGTTGTTAGTACTACACCTACATCTGATAATGATGAAGGAGATATTATTTATAGAACATCTGATAATAAGTTACTTATCTATAACGGAACAGCATTTCAAGATCCTTTAGTTGGTAATTTCTATATTAATACACTTAGCAGTTATAACGGCACTGGTGGAAATAGTGCAACATTTAATGGTAGTGCTTATAGATTTAATATTAATCATGCACCAGAAAAAGCAGAACAATTACTTGTAAGTATTAATGGTGTAATACAGAAACCTAATAGCGGTACAAGTCAACCAACAGGTGATGGTTTTGCTCTTGATGGTGATTCAATATTATTTGGTGCTGCACCTGCCAGTGGATCAGACTTTTTTATAATTACCATTGGTAAATCAGTAAATATAGGTGTTGTAAGTGATGGAAGTATTGATAATGCAAAAGTGGCTAGTAATGCAAGTATAGAAGGAACAAAAATAAATCCTAACTTTGGATCGCAGAACATAAGTACAACAGGTACAGTCGGTGGGGTAGACTTAAGTACTTATCAAGCTGATGGTGGTAGTTATTTAAGGTCAGATGCGGATGATAGTTTTACAGGCACACTTACAGGAGTATCTGATACTGTTAATCCTGTAATACAGATTAATGGTTCTGGGCCAAACTTTATCAGATTTGATTCTGGTGTTAATACACCATCAGATTCTATTGATTTAGTTTATAGAACAACTCCAAATACTCTTGCATTTGAAAGAGTAAGTGATTCACAAATAATGTTTTCAGTTGATGCTGATGACCAACAGGCAATTTTTAATGGGAATGTTGACTGTAACTCAGGACTTGACGTAACGGGTCAAATAGTTTCTGAGAGTACAACTGGTACTGGTAGCACTGGTTTAAAAATTGCTAATAGTAATGAATCCTTTGTTCAGTATTTTGAAGGTGGTGGTGCTGATGCTACTTTTGTCATGTCTTATACAGGATCAGGTGGCACTGATATAAGATTTAAACATAATGGTGAAATTCAGCTTAACAACGCAGGGCAAGAAAAATTTAAGACAACCTCAACAGGTGTGGATGTCACTGGAAATATAGAAGTTTCGGGATCAGGTACTTTTGATAGCGGATTAACAGTAAAAGATGCAAGCGGAAGCGACCCCAGTATGCAGATAAATCATTCTGATGCTGACGTAACAGGAGAATTTTTAAGAATAGGAAGAACAGATTTAGGAACTAGATACCACTCCTTAAAAGCAAAACATGGTGGTGCTGCTACAGCTAATTTATTATCTTTTAATTTACATAATGGAAGTACAACAACTTCACAAACAGAGGTTTTAAAATTAAACGGTGATGGAAGTGTAGATTTTGCTGGTAATTTAACCCTACCTGATAATGGAAAAATCATATTAGGTAATGATGGTGAAACTGATTCGTTTATAAGTTTTAATGGTACAAATTTATTAATTAAAGAAACAAGTCCTACTGGTAGTTTACGTTTAACAGGGCATAATGTATTTTTGACAAACCCTTCTCAAAATGATGAAACTTATCTTAAATGTAATGGTCAATCTACTGATAGAAATGTTGAATTGTACTGTCAGGGTACGCAGCGTTTAGAAACAACCTCAACAGGAATAAAGGTAGACAGGATTGTAACTATTGATGGAAGTACACCTCGTATAGAAATGAAGGTTACTGCGGATGAACAGTCTCACAGGATTGAATTTTATAATGCTGCTGATTCAATAGTGTCCAGAATATATGGACATCCTAGTGGTGATTTAGAATTACAGACAGGTTCAAATGGTAATGAAAGTGCTATAAAAGTAAATTCAAATGGTGCTGTTGATTTACATTTTGATGGTGGAACGTATAGTACACCCAAACTATCCACAGTATCTAATGGTGTAAAGGTTGATGGAAAACTTGGGATTGGTACTTCCTCTCCAAATAGATCATTACATATTGTTTCTAATGGGACATCTAAAATAGCTCTTACCGATTCTGATATAACTGCAGAAACAAATAGCCTTGTAGGTGGTATAGATTTTACGACATTAGACACACAAAATGCTGGTATATCTGCACATATAGGTGCTTACCATCAGGACGATCAAGGTAATGCTTACTTAAGATTTGACACAGGAAATGCAAGCAATGTAACCGAAAGGATGCGGATTAAAAGTGATGGAGCCGTAGAACTTACTGAAACATTAAAACTACAAAACAATAAAAATTTAAACCTTGGTGGAAGTAACAATTTAGTTCTGAAATTTGACGGATCTGTTGCAAGAATACTAGCTGACTCGCAACCTATGTATTTAAAAGGTTTAAATGGATCAGCAACACAAGCTGGAATTACCATGTATAAAGGTAATTCATCAGAGAAAATGTTTGAAGCCTTTAATGATGGTTCTGTAAAGTTATACTATGACGCTGGAACAAGTGGTTCTCCAAAATTATCGACATCCGCTAGTGGTATAGGAGTCACTGGAACTGTAGAAGCTACAGCTAATTTACGAAATTCAGTTCCATCAGATTTTTGGAACTCTGGCACTCATATTGAAGTTGGTGATTTAGGACATTTATCAACACATGGTGGTTTTGAATTTACTCTTACTTCTGGTGGTTACAGAAGGCAAGTTGGCGGTGTTGGAAAATGGAAAGACATAGCAGTAGATGGTGTCGGTGGATTTGGTTGTCAAGTTGCTTTAGCACCAAAAACAGGAAAGATACACCTAAGAAGTAACTCAGGATTATCTACTGATGACAATAATCCCAGTGGTGCTGGACTTGCAGATAGATTAGTTGTAGATCAGACAGGCGTAGACATCACTGGTGATGTAGTAGCTACAGGCGATGGCACGTTTCATGACATCAGAGTAGGCGAGTGGACAGCAAATGCTACTTTTGCTGCAGTGCAACATAAAAACCAGACTGGCAATGAGTATATGTTGCTTAGTAAAGATGACCATACATATATAAGTGCTTCAAATGGACACAGTGTTTACATAAGAGGTGGTAATAATAGCCAAACAAACCAAATACAAGTTCATCCTTCTGGTGGTGTAAGTATAACTGCTGCGAATAATGTAAATATATTAGACGGCAATATTGATTTTGGTAGTAATGCTGATAACAACCCTGTCATATCAATGAAAGATGATAATAACAGAACTAAATATAGGGTATACACCAATAGTGATTTTGGTATGGGGTTCTCAGGAAATATTACGCATGGTGGTTTAAATGGTCATTGTGTGACGTTCCAAGTTAGCAATAATTCTAATAGAGGATGGCTATTTCTTAACTCAGGACAAACTTTAGATAAGGGAGCAATGGCTCTTACTGCTGACGGCAAAATGAGTGTTACTCATTCAATGCGTCTTGGATACGGAGAAAGTGATACAACAACACCGGGTGCTACTTATGCCTTGGATGTTAGTGGAAGTGCTATTATTTCTAGTTCATTAACTGCTGGTGGTCTTACTTTTCCAACTGTTAACGGTAATGATGGACAAGTATTAACCAGTGATGGTGCTGGAAACGTACAATGGGAAGATGCTACTGGCGGTGGGTCTACCTTTAATGGTGGTACTATTCAAAATGAACTTGTTATAGATCCAACTGGTAATACTCATCCAAAATTAAGATTTGTACCCAGTTCTGGCCGTCATTTTTTCTTTGAACAAGATGCTGCTGGTTTAAAATTAATGAATCAAACAGCAGATGGCAGTACACAAACAATATTTTGGCGATTTGAAACGGGAGAAAATGAAATATATCAAAGTTTAATGCATCGTAAAACAGCAGATTTTACATTTTCAAGTGTATATCCACATATAAATGCAAAGGCTGCACATAATAGAAATAAAATTAACCTTTATTCTGGTTTTAACTTTCAAATAGGAACAGAAAACATAACTTATGGTGGGTTAAATAGTAGTGCTATAACATTTTCATGTACAAACAACGATTCTGCTGGTTTTATTTTTACAAGCCCCGGTCATGGTAGTAATGATGGAGCTATGGCAATAACTGCTAATGGTAAAGTAACAATCGCTCATTCTCTTAGACTTGGTTACGGTACAGATGATGATACGACAACCCCCGGTGCTACACACGCTTTAGATGTTAGTGGAAGTATAAGTTCTACATCTACAATCTCAGCTACAACAAGTAATGCTTCTAGTTCTAACAATATTAGAAAAATTACAACATCTACATCACAACCTTCTGGCGGTGCGGATGGTGACATCTGGATTGTTGTGCCTAGTTAATTATGTCAGGAGTTTTTGTTAACGTAGGTGGCACTTGGAAAGATGCTACTAACTATTATGTAAATGTTAATGGCACTTGGAAAGAAGGTAATGAGATCAATGCAAGGATGGGTACAGATTGGAAAGATAGCGGCATAATAAAAGACAACCTAACTATTCATTATGACGGCTATAACACTAACAGTTATTCAAACAGCACTACAACAGCAAACGGTACAACATGGAAAGACCTGTCAGGAAATAATTATGATGGTGTAGTAGAAACTACAACAGCTACTACAAATAGTATTACTTGGGATAACACAGAAAAAGCAATGGTTTTTTCTAGTACAGCTTCCGATTTACCGCAAGGACTTGCACAGGCAAATGGTAATAATGATATTGCAATAGAAGATTTAAATTATGTTTCTGGCTCGTCAGATGGAATAACAAACCTTACAATTGCCTGTTGGTGTAAGTCTGTCAGTGGAACTATATCAGGACTTCAAGCGAATGGTAATACAACAACTAGGGGGACGCACGATCAAAGAATAATTGCATCATTTGACCGTAGTTCTGTCTGGAGATTTGGGATTGGTTCTGACGGTGCTGGTGCTTATTCTGCTGGCAAATTAGTATTTGCTTTTGTAGGAACAAATGCTAATGGTAATGGTACATTTAGAGGGGATAGAGTTGGTGGTGGTGGTCTTGCAGGGCATAACAGCACATCACATACATATGATTTAAGAGATGATAGTTGGCATTATGTAGCCGTTACTTTTACTACAAGCGAATTAAGATATTATGTTGATGGTGTAAAAATTGACACTCAAGCAGGTACTTTTGGTGCATTAGGTGGAGGAACTACAAATGAAACACCTAGATTTGGTTTTCTTGGGTGTGGTTCTGAAGCACCTTCATTTTCCGGTAATACTGGCCCAAGACAAATGTTTGCTGGAAAAATAGGTGCTTTTCATTATTACACAAGTGGAAGTGATAGTGCAGCTACATTAACTGATGCACAAATATTACATAACTTTAATGCTTTAAAATATAGATACGGCTTTACCTAGAGACAAATATTAAAAGTATTGATAATATAAATGTAAATATTTAAAATTATGACAACAATAGAAGAAACTACTATTGGCTATTTAACAAAAAGTCAATCTGAAATTGAAACTAGGTTTAACACTAATGTTGCTAAAGCACAAAAAATAGAACAAGAAATTACAAAATTACAAGAACAACTAAGAGCGTTACAACAACCATTGATAGAAGATCAAGGTGCTATAAAAGAAATAAAAAAAATTTTAAATCAAGTAAACGAAATTAAATAACATTATGGCAATTACTAAAGTTTGGGAAGTAAATCAGTGTCGTTATGAAACGGCTGATAAATATATATACGAGGTCATCTATCGTGTAAAAGGGATGGATGGAACAGAGGAGAAGTGGAGAGAAACAGGAATGGTATCACTGCCAAAACCAAGCACTCTTATTGCTTATGATACGTTAGATGCAGCTACAGTTATAGGTTGGGTAAAAGCCAAGATAAATTCAGATGCTGCTGAGATGGGTGGCCCTACAGTTAGTGATATTGAGAAAAAAGTTGATGATGCTATTGCAGAACTAAACGCACCAACTACTGCTGAAGGAACACCTTGGGCTGTTACAGAATAGTAAAACATTATGGCATTAACAGAAGTCAGTGCATTTAAAGACTTAAGTATTGCTACTGGTGATATAGCAGATGACGCAATAACATCAGCAAAGATAGCAAACGCCGCAGTAACTACTAATGAAATACAAAATCTAACAATAATTAATAATGATATAAGCAATAGTGCAGCGATAGCTGGAACAAAGATTTCTCCTGACTTTGGATCGCAAAATATAACTACAACTGGATCATTAACCGTAAATGGTATGACTACTGCTAATGATTTTAAAATTAGTGATGTTTCTCCTAGCTTGGAATTTGAAGATACAAACGCTGATGCTGATAACCAAAGATGGGATTTTAAATGCAGTTCTAATAACACATTTGCCATTCAAGCGTTAACTAATGCTGGTGGTGGTGGTGGTAGTTTGTTTAAAATTAATAGAAATGGTAATAATATAACAACTTTTGTAGCACAAAAAAGTGGTACAACTTGGTTTACTGTTGATAATGTAAATAAAAAAGTAACTACTGAAGATTTAGATGTTACAAACAATATTACCGTTACTGGAACCGTAGATGGAGTTGATATTGCTGCAAGAGATACGTTATTTGGTGCTTTAACTTCTAGTTCTGGTGTATTAACTAACGGAGTAACAGCAACAACCCAATCAGCAAGTGATAATAGTACAAAAATAGCTACTACAGCTTACGTTGATAATGCTGTATCAAGTGGTGGTGGCGGTGGTGGTGGTATTAGCAATCTTGTAGAAGATACAACACCAGAACTTGGGGGTGATTTAACTGTTGATGGACATGACATTATTATTGAACATCAAGATAGATTAATATTTAAACGAGATGGTACTACAAAATTAAGAATCGATACTTTTAATGGCAACCAAAGATTTTCTGCTTCAAGTAATGGAGTTGAATTTAATGTAGCTGGTAGTGGTACTAGTGCTTTTAAAGTAAAAGGTTTAAATGGAAGTGTTGAATATTTTAGTGTAAACAATTCTGGCGTAAGATTTGCAATTCATCCGTTGCCAACAGTTGACGATAGTTTTAATTTAGGCTCTGGTGCTTTTAGATGGGATAATGTTTATGCAACAAACGCTGCAATACAAAGTTCTGACCAAAATTTAAAACAAGATATACAAGCATTAACAACAGCAGAAAAAGCTGTAGCTACTACATTAAAAGGTTTAATAAAAACATTTAAGTATAAAAAAGCAGTTGCAGCTAAAGGTGATAAAGCAAGAATACATTGTGGTGTAATTGCACAAGAAGTGAAAGTTGCATTTGAAGCACAAGGTTTAAAAGCAGAAGATTACGCACTATTTTGTTATGACGAATGGGATGCTGTAGCAGAAGAAAAAGATGAAGACGGTAATATTACACAACCAGCAGTACCAGCAGGTAATAGATATAGCATTAGATACACTGAACTTTTAGCTTTTATAATTTCTGTTTTATAAAATAACAATTTGGATTTACCAAAAATATATTACCCAAATACTAAAGATATATTAATACCACCTAATACTAAATTTGATTTACCTATAGCAGACGTTCCATATTTAGATCCAGCCCTTTTACCTTCTCTGGAACAAGTTCAGTCGGGACTTGCGGAAGATCAGGCAAAAACTTCTGAAGAAGAAGAGGAGCAAGACGAGGAAGTGCAAGGTATAAAGCCAGAACAGATACCACTGAACCTGCCAAAAAACTTAGAAAATACTTCAACTGTTGAAACTGTAGGTACTTTTAATATACCATTTTTTAATTATGATTTTCCTATCCCTGCCCCAGAAGTAATCGCATCAAGTGTTATCAGTGCAGGTGTTGCAAGTACAGTTGCAGTTGGAGGATCTATTGCTGCACAAGCTGTAGTAGGACAACTAAAAAAAATATTGAAGAAAATATTTACTAAGGTTTTGAAGAAGGAGGTGAAGGAGTTGCAAACAAAGAAGGATTAGCTTTTACATAACTTCTTATATTAATTACATCACTGCAAATATATGCGAACTTAGACTTAGGATTCAACATATAGCCCGATGCGTGAAGCTGACTACATTTCAAGGCACGTATTATATGCTTATCATGCACTTGCTTGTCTAGTTCTTCTTTGGCTAGGTCTAGTTTTACTTTTGCTAACTCAGAACACGTTTCGTTATTAACTCCCAAGGGAACCATAAACGACATTTGAAACCCCCATCCTTCGTTGATGCTGTATGACTCTTCCCCTTGTGCATCATTACCTGTATAGAAAGGTGTAAAACTCATTGAAGGCTGAGAACAAACAAGATTTCCATATTGATTTTTGCTTGTTGCACCCTGATTTATATTCATATTCTGATTGATAATACTTGAATTACCAATCGCATTTGGTTGGGCTACAACATCAGTCTCACCTTCTGCCAGTACTGAATTACTGACTAAACACACTAAGAGAAGTGATAACCGAAGTCGTTGTAATATCATCATTCTGAGTAATTTTCTCGATCATTTGTGAAGCTGCTCGTACCGTTGTTGTTAAAGTCCAATCTACTGATGCGTCTGTTGGTGTAAATATAGCGTCACTTGCTTCTATTCCACCACTGGTTGCTGATGTAACAGTAATATTTGAACCTTCCCATGTATTAATCGCTGACCCGTATTTTTCTGTGACTATACTGCGTTGTATTGTCTGAGTAGTATTTTCAGTACGGTTGCTAGACCCAGTACTCCAAGTAGGTAGGACTTCTGAATGTGCTGGTGTTATAAAAAATAAAGCTAATAAAATTAATTTTTTCATTTAATACCTACTTTGTTATTTTTATTATCTATTATTTTAGGTGCATTTGCATTATTAGTTTTTTTCTTATTCACGCTAATTCCATAAGATCCTAAGACCCCAGAGGTCAAGCCGGCTAAAAAAGCACCGTCATTGCGGATCTTATCCATGTATCCAAGAGTCATCATTGCTAATGACCAGACAAGAATCATAAATCTGACACCATGACCAAAAATTTCAGCCCAATCTGTGCCTTCTTGTTCTTCTTGTTGTTCTAGTTCATTGTCTTTTTCTGCCATATTAAAAAAACTGCCTAGTGTGTGAGGAGTAAACTGATAGCTACAGTTTATTTAAGGCAGTTATGACAAACCTAGCAAATGTTGTTATGTTTGGGAAGTAACACATAAAACTATGTACAAAATACTAAAGCCAATAATTTTACGCTTCCTCACATCGACAAGTGCAAAGCGTTTAATAATTGAGTGCCTTAGATCAATCAGCCGGCAAACCACAAATACCCTTGATGACCGTGCAGTAGACCTTTTAGAGCAACAGTTGTTTCCTAAATTAAACTGATGGCAAAAGATAGATTTCTTAATATCGAATTAGAAGAACCACCTGTAGAATTACAGCTTTCTGTCGAGATGCGTATCAGAGAAGTCTTAAAAAGTGATGATTACGATGGTGTAAAAAGATATTGCACACATCTCATACGTCATCAGATGAAACAGGATGTGTTTCTTGCAAGTTTATTAGGTCGATTAATAGAATTAGAAGCAATGTTATCTAAAAAACAGACAAGAGAAGAGCGTAAAACTATAGACAGAATAAAAAAATTCTTTCATAATTAAAATAAACAAGGAGGTTTATTATGCCAAAAGGAAAAGGAACTTACGGAACTAAAAAAGGTAGGCCACCCAAAAAATAAAGGGTGCCTACTAGGTTCTAGTTCTCCGCATTTCTAGAGCCGATACCTCAGAGTGTTTTATGGTCTGCCACTCTGGGGTATTTTATTTTTAAAAAGGTAAATCGTTATCGTTACCTTTATAAGATGGCGGTATATCTTTGCGTTTAGATTGGTAATCATTATCTACATCAAACATAGTTACCATTACTGACGTAGAATTTGGATTTTTAAAATCAGGAATTCCAGCTAAATTAATAAATTTATCTAACAACATAAATTGTTTGCCTTGGTCATTCTCCATAATGACTCCAATGTTTTGCCAGTTAGCTTTGTCGTTGCCATCCCTATCTTTGTATTCTCGTGTCTTGACTGATAGGTTTTTGATTTTTCGTGCCATAAGGAATTTCCTGTAGTATGCGTATGCGGACGAAACCACCAAGGTAGTCTGTATCCATTGTTGAGATGACAGTATTAAAACGTTTATCGTTGATGCCTAATGCATCAGCAAGGCCGTCAATACCTGACTTCATTCTAGCAACTAAGTTATCTCGGTCATAACTTCGTTTATCTGGTGGAATAAAAGTCATTTCTAAAACTAATTTTTCTGGGATGTCTTTATAAACTCCTCTGTATTTTTTTAATTGTTCTTTTGATACACTCTGGCAATCCTTTCTGTATTGTTTTTTTGCTGTTGCCAGTTTTGCCCAATGCAATCTTTTATTTGGTGATAGATCTGATGGCGGCCAACCTAATACTATTTCAATCATGTTTTAACCTCCTTATTTCTTCTGTTATGCGGTCATAGTTTACTTTATAAAACCTACCATCTAAGTTTTCAAACCAAAATTGTCTTTCTAATTCTGCCAGCTGGCATTTGTATTTAGCAATTTGCAAAATAGTTTTTTCTTTCATAGTTACTTGCTCCATAATTTAATTAATAATTCTAATTCACGAATACGTGCTTTAGCTGCGGCAATTTTCTGTTCTGTTGTCATTAAAATAAAATTCCTTGAGTTGTTGGTTCATATGACGAATCATATTTTTTGTTATTTCCTTTTGGATATGGCTCTACTTTATAAACTAAATTTTTAATCATTTCTTTTCGTTGCTTTTTGTTTCCAATAAAATAAAAATATCTATGTTTTCTTGGTCTATCTACCATATAAAAATTTTTTCCATATTTATTTCTTAATAATTGCACTTGTTTAATATTTTTTTTATCTGTTCTACCTAATGAGTCAGTAATACTTGCTGAATGTAAATGTTCTAATCCTTTAATTTTATAATCTGGTCTTTTTGCACTTAAGCCTGTATAAATCCAATTTGTTGCTTGATATATATATCCATGATGATGTTGTGAAGTATCTGCATAACTAACTACAACACTTGGTGTTTGTAAATTTTTTAAAGTTTGCGAAACAAAATAAGATAATACATTTTTTTTAGTATTGTCTTGTATTACTAATCTGTTTAATTCTAAAAAATTATTTTGATATAAACCATTAAAAGATCCACTGACTAATGTTGAACTCATAGGTTTTCCATAACTACACACACCTATTAATAAATTGTTTTTATTTTTATATAACCCAAAAGCATACGAAATTGTTGGTAATCGTTTTGCGTAATGTTTTTTTAAAAACCATTCTTTGCATTCAAAAGACATTATCTGTCTGACCGTGTAATTATTTGGTATGGTCATAAATTTTTCCTATGTGAATCCCAGTTAAATCCAATTAATGCACCTCCGTTTTCACGCAACCTATCGGTTACACGTTCACCAAGGTAATCTCCTAATTGTTCACTAGGAATATTTGATAATAAAATAGATGGCTTAAGTTTTTCATAGCGTTCATTTAGTACATCAAACAACAATTGTTTTTCAAACTCTGACCCAAACTGTACACCAACTTCATCCAGTATCAACAAATCTGGTGACGCAAATGCATCAATTACTTCGCTTTCTGTTTCTGCTTTTGTATGCCAACTATCTTTTACCCTTCTTATAAAACGTTGTACGGTGACAAATACTGGTGACCGTTGTTGTTGCATAATGCTCAACGCAATGCCTATTGCCAAGTGGGTTTTGCCAGTTCCCGGTTTGCCAACAAAGATTGCAGAACGTCCTGTTTTTATTACTTGGTCAAAGTTTTCTGCATATTCTTTTGCAAAAGCTAATGCTTTTTTTTGACCACTTGTCTTTGCTACATAGCTATCTAATGTTCGA